CCGCGATGCATCCCGCAAATCAAACTAAAAGCTTATCTAAAGCCCACGGCCGTACAGTATTTTCTGGAAGCCAAGAAACGCATGATGCAAAACGAGAATTGGTTATCCCCACTGATAGGGATAACATGGACAAAGTCGACGACGCACCGAATCAGGTGCCGAAGAAAGTCGCACGCAACGAAGACACGTTGCTTGAGGTTCGCATTAATAAGAACCATTATACCCTCGCGTACTTACCCGGACATCTCGTCGAATCAGATGAGATTGTTCTCATTACGAGCGCCTTACTCGTTGGTTATGCTAAAATAACTATACTGAACAAGGCACGGGACGAGGAACGATTCGCGAGTCTGATAGATAGTCTCAAATATAAAGTTAAAGATTTCAAGATACTAGATATCGAGCGCCACCAAGAAGCGGTATGTGGCGCCGCGTACTTGGCATTTGAAGAACCACTTCAGGAACAGTTCAACAACATCGTGGCTAGTAGACATGCCACCGGGTTGTGGGACCGATTTAACAAGAATATGTCATGGGAACGTAAAACACGAAAATTTCGAGGAGGACAAATCAAATTGTTCACCCAGATTTTCATTGCTTTTATGACATTCCGGGAAATGCGCCGGACCACAGCTGCTGAATTTAAGCGGCAAGTGAACCTTGTTATACAGTTCATCGCAAACAGACCGTATCTCGCAACGATAACGGCATTCATGGCCCAGTTTGCATATCGGGCAGGAATCGCCAGCGCAGTCTCTAAAACTGCTGCTGAGGTCCTGAACGACATTGCAACGGCCGGAATGCTGTACCTCAAGAAACGGTTTGGCGCGACAAAAGCCAATACAATCAAGTATGAAAACTCAGCGAAAGTCGTTCGCCTTGGCCCACAGCCTGAAGCTGTGGCGAGCCATACAGAACAAAGTACAAATGTGGACAACGTACCCACCCAAACAAAGTCAGAATCACCGCAGATTCAGAATCTCAAGGCAAACACGCCCTCAGCGTCGGTCGCCCGTAAGATTGAACCCGAAAACACGGGAAACGTAGTACCTGGCCCCACGGTTGTAGCCGTAGCCAGCGGAAACGTAAATGGTGCAACATATAATTTTGGAACCGAGAAATCGCTATCCGAATCCATTTTCAATCAAAACAAGGACGATGAGCTCGACGACGACGACATTTTCATTCCCTACGGAATAGAGGATATCGTCGTCAGAGGTACCGGCAAAGACCCAGTTCCGACGGTCGTTGCGGTAGAGAGGAAGTTAATAACAACTAAGTTTAAGGAGAGTACAAAGGCGATAAAACACCACGA